TAGCACTAGTATAATCTGCTGCTAACCCCCATTGTATAATTAGCCCGCCGAAGAAACTACCAAAGCAAACATATCCGTTTTGCGCGATGTTGTAGCGTACACCAGACGCAGTCAACACCATTTTCAACAGCTGACCGAACCATGAGTTAGTTTGCATAGCTGTAACAGCGGTAACAGCAGATGTTAGTGCCAGTTTTTGTATGATATCATCACCCAATTCCGAGACTTTTTCAAAGAGCTTGAAACGGTTTTCGTGAGCTGAACCTGATGCATTATGTTCATCCATCTCAGCTTTTATTAAGTATGTTTCATCTTTTACCTGCACTGTTACGCTTTCCGTGTCACCGACAACAATATCGATCTTGAATATTTGGGAGTCGATCGGCACGCTTTTATCGGGGATATAATCAACAAAATTTCCCCCGTTTGTATATGCGATAAGCTTCTCAACTCCTGTGGCTCCTACTTTCGCGTACACGCCCACTTCACGGGCAAAGAACCCAGCATCAAGTGAGGCGTTAGAGCACACAGCTCTTATTTGGAACTGACCGGACCCAAGATTTGTCCCGCCCGTTACGGCGAGTTCCAATTTAGGACCTTTGAGTTGCGTAAGACTCTGGATAGAATCACCCTCTAAATTGCCGTCGCCAAGTAAGATTTTGCTAAAAGTTAAAGCCTGTCCGGTTGCATTCGCCTCGGAAATCAATGATAACCCTTGTGTTGTCATTAATATTTTTGGATAATTAGCCATTTATTAGCCCCCTTTAATTTCTATAACTTTATGAGCAGTCCGAATATATCCGGCTGCTCTGATGTGCTGCCCTATTTCTGGAACCGTAAACTCAAGATTCGGTGTAATATGTACAACTGAATTCAATTTACATATTGCACCTGCAAAAATCTTCCCGCCTGCTTCCTTTGTATTGCTTAAGTTCACGGTAAGATTAGCCGGAATAATGCTTCTCGTGTATGTCCGAATTTGATTAGACGCGAAAACCAGATTATAAACGAGGTCAAGCCATAGTTCATATTTTCCATAATTTAGGCTGATGCTGATTTTATTCTTTCCATACCTTGAGTCAAAAATATTCTGCAGGTTGCGATGCGTATATAATACTTGATTGTTAATCATTAAAAGAACTTCATTTCGTCTATCTTCAAATGATGCATCCACATTCGGGATAATCCCAAGCATAGATTCATACCGCTCCAGCCCGCTTTCATCTACATCGCAAACGAAAGTATTCAAACAGTTTTGTAGCAATTTATAAATAATAGCATTTAATTCCGGCTCTACCACATCTGCCCAAGAAGTAAATTCTTTAGCATTCGCCAATACGTCCGGTAAATAATGGCGGATATTCGCAGCACGGAAAGAAAGGTTTTTTCGCAGATCATTCATATTCGACCACCTTCAACTTCCCGATTTCATTTACTCCAAGTTGCAGATTCTTTACCTCTCCGTTCAAAGTAAGATTTGTGACATCTAACACTCCGATAATATCTAACAGCAGGCTTTCCAGTTTAGCCTTGCGGATAATCAGCCCGTTATCAACAAACCTCTTTATAGTAATTACCTGTGTTTCTGCCCATGTTTTATTTACAGATCCAATATATTCGGTAATTGTTTCAGATATCTGATTTTTTATATTGTCCAAGGTATACCCGGATTTCATCGTGACATTTACGTGTACAGTTATTTCTTTATTCACCACTCCTTCCGTCGTGACATAATGGCCTATTGGCGCTACACCGACGCCTTTCTGGTGATAAGGAACCGGATCCAGCATTTCCTGCACTTTGTCCACAAATTCACTGTCGGGCGATTTAAATTCGGATGTGCAAAATACGACTTTAACCGTGCCTCCGCCGTTCCAGACCGGGTACACTTTGACGCCGCCCACACCGGCAATAGATAGTACCTTTTCTTTATAATCCGCAATATTTCCTCCGTACGCTTGCGTTTCAAAACTTTTTAAATACCGTTGCCGGAACACTTCCGTATCTTCGTCATCAATTGCGGGGATAGTCAGCGCTTCAATCTTTGCAGACTGCAGATCTGGTAAATTATCAATCGGCACAAGCATTCCCGCTTCCTTATTTCCGGAAACACCTGCAGTTTCACAGCGCAGTAGATAACTACCGGCTTTTAACTTTTCCGTTACCGCATAATTGATTCCGTCACAGGAAAATCGATGTCCAATTGGTATTTCCAACGCACTCGGAGTAAATATCCCACGTACGACCGCCCTTGTTGCTTTATACGGCACAAGTCCACGTTCTAAAGCTCGCTCAATTAGAAACTTGCGCTCTGCCGTATCACCAAACGTATTTTTCATGAACCAGTCCAGTGCGGCATACATCAGTTCAAGTTCGATCGATACCGGAGCCGTTGCATCATGTATAATACTGCCTTCTCGTTTATCCACTGCGGGACTAACAGTATCCAGCATTCTCTTTTCTATGACTTGGCTTGTCTGATCCTCATACATCCCTTACCTTCACACTCCTTTCCATCTCAATATCCCCGAAAATAGAATGAACTACAAAATAACATTTGACATTTCCCTGCTTATCATATTGCAAATCAAAGCCGTCCACTTTGTTGATACGGTCATCTACCAGCAGTGCCTCTTCTATTCGCCTCGGAATTTCAGGGATAACATAGGGCATAGGTTTACCAAACAGATCGGCAAGTTCTACGCCGTAATTCGAAGAATAAATGATGTGTTTATACCGTTCTGTATTTAAGATCTTATAGACGGCTTGCTGCACAGCTTCCATGTCATCTGTTATTGTTCCCGATACGGTTTCTTCCTCAATATTCATTCGATAGGTTTTAGACGGCATGCGTATCTGGCTGCCCGCAATGGACACGTTGTTAAATTCTTCAGGTAATAGTTTCATCTAATCACCCCCACTGTCCGTGGACATCAGAATGGTTGTACACACGATTAGCAACAAAAAACAGCTGCCCGCCGGACTGCTGTATCATGACGACTTTCTCTCCGATTTTTAATCCGTTATAGATAATGATCTTCTTCCTCCCTTTATAACCGTGGTCATGGCTGGCATACTCTGCGTATCCTCCGCCGCCTGCCCGTTTTTCAGTAATGTGGTTGACTTCAATATCTACTTCAAAATCACGGACATTATCGGAAAGTATCAAAAAATCTTCATCCAGTTCATTCTCTCCTACACGGATAACTAAAGGAGTTTCAGATATAACTTCGCCCAGGACGAAATCAGACGGATTCATCCCGCGCACGGTCTGTGCTACAAGAGATTTCAGCACATTCGGCAATTCATCATTGATCATTGATTACACCGCCTTTCAGCGTCAAGTCCATCAGATGTACCTGATTAGAAAAAGTATGGACAACTTTTGTTACCAGTACTTTCTGTACCAATTCCACATCGCCCAAATTGAGCTTTACGTAAATCATAGAACCCGCACGCACCCGGATATCTCCGGCCGCCTCTTTTATGTCCAATTTACGACGGACTACATTATAGAACTTGAGCATTTGGTTAGCCCGTTCCTGTGGATTTTGGATATTCTTCTGCAGCTTTTCATAGTACTGCAGAACGCCCCACTGGTCTTTCTCCTTCGATTTCGCGAACTCGTCGGGGCTCATCGGCGCATAGAACTCTTTTCGCTTACCTTCTCCCGCCGCCTGCTTATCTTCTACTACCAACTTGACTAAGTTATACGTGTCCTTGTCTATGCTGCTTTCATAATCAAAATCTTCTGCGGTTTCATTATCTATGAGAATAGGAACCACCATGTCAATCGGCTTAGAAAGCATGAGTTTTTGGAAATCATCGTAAAGCACATAAACTTCTTTTGTATTGACCAAGGTGATATCCAGCGCCCCCTGGATAATATCAAAGAGAGTGGCATTATCTTCCACCCTCTTATCAATCACAAATCCAGTATCCGCCAGCGTTCCGACTTTTAGCTGAAAATATTCGGCCAGCTTCTGTATGACCCGCGTAGCGGTCATATTCTTGTATTGCCAGCTTTCTTTATTTTTCAGGTATCGGAGTTGATCATAAGCAGTGACATCAATACTGCCGTCTTTGTTTCGTTTTTTTACAAAAACAAAGCCGAAAAAAACAGCTTTATCTCCAACCTTGACCTGCACTGTATCACCCTCAACAAATTTAAGAGTTTCATCTTTGTATACGGTAAACGTGAACTTTCCCGGTGTCCCGCTGATAGTCCATTCGATTTTCGCTCCATCCAACACGGCAGGCGCGTAATATTTGTTTTCCGTTTTGTTGTGGATAATAACTTCAAACAAGTTTAAGCACCTGCCCTTTTATATTCTTTTCAAGCGGGTTAGTTACTCCACTGGCGTTGGCCACTGCTCGCCAGTCAAGATTTCCACCAATAACGCCTTTACAGGCTTCCAGCACAGACAATTGATTTGTTATTTTCATCATCGCGGGAACCTGTGTTGTCGGGGTATATCGCGGTTCTTTTACCCGCAACGTTTCCGTACCATCTTCATTTTTCGTCACTTCTACTTCTTTTGTTCCAAAGAATTTATACTGCTTAAGTACAATACTGATATTTAAATCGTTTCCGTTCCGTGCGTCCTCACCTATTGTATAATTCTCAACAGTGCAAAGCATATTGGTATTCCACAATTGGGAATAATCAAAACCCATGCGGGTAACGATAAATCGGATAGGATTTCGTGTCTCTTTAGAGGACTTGAGCGAATCAAGGAACGGTGCCGCTTTCTTAAAAGAAAATGCGTTTCCTAAAGAACCTCCGATACGGGATGAAATTGCCCCCACAGCATAATTGATTAATCCTGTCTGTAGGGATGAATCGTAATTTGCAAAAGGATACCTGCTGTTAGGCAGCAAGAAGTCAAATGATATTTCTGTTAATCCGGGCGTCTTGATTAAATTGACTTCTCCTTCGTTAATCAGATTGATTGTTTTGTTTTTCCCGTTAATCTTCGTGTTCATTCTGGGCGGCGGAACGGGCAGCATGGTATTTCCTAAAAAGAAATAGTAACTCATCGCTGTACCGCCTCCGCTCCGCTTTCTACTGATTCTATCAATACATCATTCAACCGCCGCAAGACACCATCAAAATCATTGCCGCCGGTATCTCCCGCAGTAACCCCGCCTACGTCGATATGAATAGTAGCTGTCGTATATTTATTGACCGCTTCCCGTTCAGCTGCTTCCCGGAGAAAAGCAAGGTCGTCAGCCGTACTATCCAAAGCGTCAGCTGCTCTTTTTGCGTCTTTTGCTCCTTTGCCGGTGTTATCCGCGGTATTCGCCGTGTTATCGGCTATATCCTCGGCATTGTAACCGGGTGCTGCTATTTCAGGCATTTGGAGCGCGTCACTGATACTGTCACCAATTCCTGCGCCGACATTATATCCCCACGCCATTTCATTGGCAGGATCCAGCGTTTTCATTTTATAACCGGAAAAATCATAACCTCCGGAGATTTCTTTTCTCTCAAGATGGAGAGATTCTGCAGAAAAATCAGTGCTGATTCCAAGCTTACTCATCCCCGGAATCTGCGCAATCATATCAACAATAGCGGCTACCGCCTGTCCTACCAGATCGACGACACCATTCCAAATATCAGCAAAGAGGTTATAGGTGGCATTCAGAGGATCTATAAAAACGTTCCCGATGAATTCCGCAAGAGAGACAAACATATTCACAGTAAATGCAATCATGTTCCATATAGAAGAGAACAACAGCATGAAAGCCCCGAAGATAATACCCGTTGCCGATATGCTCGTTCCCGCAAAATAATTAACTGCCGCCACTGCTGCATACAGCACGGCGATAACAGCAATAATAGCGCCGACTATCCATGTTAGCGGGCACGCATACAGCGCTGCATTCAGGCCATCCTGCGCCACGGTCAATGCAAACTTTGCAGCTGCAGCCAACCAGTCCGCTGCTGTCGCTGCAGCTGTCGATGTCGCTGCCAGCGCCATCTGTCCGGCAGAAACAAGCGCCATCGTTCCGACAAATGCCAGATACCCGCCCAGTGCGATAAGTGCCATCTGCATAAGCAGGCTGTGATTCTGTACAAATGACGCCACGGTGGAAATTCCTGCAGTGAACATATTAACAAACTTCTCCACACCGCCAATAACCGCGTAAAGCACAGGCATAATAGATTTGACTCCGTTTTTCAGCATGCTGAACATAGAACGGACACCTTCACTGTTTGCCAGACGATTGATACGTTCCGCAATCGGCGCAAAAGATTTCAATACTACATTTTTGAAATCTGTAAAGTGATCGCTCCAGCGTTTTGGCATACTCTCAAATTTATCATTGATTTCATCCATATTTTCAAATATAGCCCGCTTGATGATATCTGCCGTGATTTCCCCCTGTGCAGACAATTGTTTCAACTCGCCGCGGGAAACCTTCATTGTTTTAGCAATCATATCCTGCAAAATTGGTGCGTTTTCAGTGATAGACCTGAATTCATCGCCCTGCAGACGTCCGCTGGCCAATGATTGCTGCAGCTGCAGCATGGCGAACTGCTGATTCTCTTTAGATGCGCCGCCGATAACAAACAGCTTTTGCATACCTTCCATAAACTGCACTGTTTTTCGCGGGCCGGGAAAAGCGTCACG